TCAATTCAATTCAGGTGATTTCCAGTACTTTGTGCCGCCAGCACTTGCGTTGACGCGCCAGCCGGTCTTGGACAAGGCAAAGAAAGAGCGACCGTCGACAAAGCGCACGGCTTCGGTTTCGCGGTCGTCGCCGGCCATTGCCCCGGCCTCGGCTGTGGCATCGTATCCGTATTTGATGAAATCGTCGAAGTCGGCGAGGGTTTCGAAGAGGAAGACAAACTTAGATTCGAAGCCCCCGATTCCAAGACCGACACCAAGTCCGCCTGTGCCCATGTTCATGTACGTCCGGGTGCCGTCCGGCGAAACAGCCACGCCCCGCCCGTATCCTGCTGTCACTGGAAAAACGGTAACCTTGCGGCTGTCGAATGCAGCATAACCGGCGCTGGATGCATACAGGGTTCTTGCGTCTGCGTTCTCAGCAAGCAGTTGTTCCAGAATGTCGGTGCTCATCTGGTCGAGCCGCGCGCGCGTTTGTTCCGGGGTGTCTTCGTTCGACACCAGTTTGGATGTTGAATCGACAGAGTCGGTGACGGCGTTTCCAACTGCGCCTGCGCCGTTTTTGATTGCGTCTCCGACGGAGCTTGCGCCTTTGCTGATTGCATCGCCTGATTTCTGGACGCCTTTTTTCAAGCTGCCCAGAACACCATCTGCTTGAGCTTGGCCTGTCAGCCCGGCGATTGCCAATAGAGCAACCCAAAAACTGGCGGTTCGCATGTCTGATCCTCCCAACCGGATCGGGTGAGCGTACACAGCTTGTGGGTGATGTTCCACAGGCTTGATCCGATTGTTGTCGTAGGTGTGAACGGGTCGAACGACGAAGCTGTAGTTGGCGCAACACATTGACTCTGCGAACGGTTTATCGTATAGGTTGTGTCATGCTAGAAGAAGTGGGTAGCGGCCTTTGGATCTGATCCGGGGGCCGTTTTTCGTTTCTCTCGTGCGGGGATCACTCAACGCATGAGGTCTTGACTTACATGACTTTGATTACCCCGGAAGAGCGTGTCCACAAGACGGCCGATTTGCTTCGGTCGCTTCAGGATTCGATTCAAGAACTGCGGCATATGGCGGAAGACCTGAAGGCGCAGATCGTGGCCGGGGAGGATGCAGATCTAACGGTTGGAAAACGGCAGGTGGACGAGATCGGGAAACTGATCCGGTCCTGCCAGAATGTGGAGGAGCGATTTGTTGAACACCATCACAAGCAGGCAGGGATTGCCAGGGGCGGATACGCGCTTGACCTTGACCGGGCTCGGACTGAGGTCGGGTGCAGATTGGCTCGCTTGCGCGCCTGCTGCCACACGCGAGAGGTTTCTGAGTGACATTGGGGAGGGGGGGCTTATGGCCCTCCCTTTTCTGTTCGAGTTCTGGGCGATGGAGCATCAGTTGCCGCCCGGGGGCGATTGGCGGTCGTGGGTTATTCTGGGCGGTCGGGGCGCGGGCAAGACGCGGGCAGGGGCGGAGTGGGTGCGCTCGGCCGTTGAGGGCGGGTTGCCGTTGGAGCCGGGGCGGTGCCGGCGGTTGGCCTTGGTCGGGGAGACCTATGATCAGGTGCGCGACGTGATGATCTTTGGCGATAGCGGTGTGCTGGCCTGTTCGCCGCCCGATCGCCGACCTGTGTGGAAGGCCGGGGAGCGGCGGTTGGTCTGGCCCAACGGGGCCGAGGCACAGGCGTTTTCGGCGTCTGACCCCGAGGCCTTGCGGGGGCCGCAGTTTGACGGGGCCTGGGTGGATGAGCTGGGCAAGTGGAAACGGGCGCAGGAGACGTGGGATCAGCTGCAGTTTGCGTTGCGGCTGGGGGATGATCCGAAGGTGTGCGTGACGACAACGCCGCGCAATGTGGGGGTGCTGAAGGCGCTTCTGGAAGCCCCATCGACGGTGCGGACCCATGCGCCGACCGAGGCCAACCGGGCCAATCTGGCGGCGTCGTTTCTGGAAGAGGTGCGGGCGCGCTATGCGGGCACGCGGATGGGGCGGCAAGAGCTGGACGGGGTGTTGCTGGCCGATGCCGAGGGGGCGTTGTGGACCGGGGCGATGCTAGAACGGGCGCGGGTGGCGGCTGCGCCGGATCTGGACCGGATCGTCGTGGCGCTGGACCCGTCGGTGACGGCGGGCGGTGATGAATGCGGGATCGTGGTCGTGGGGGCCTGTGTGCAGGGGCCGCCGGAGGACTGGCGGGCCTATGTGCTGGCGGACCAGACGGTATCGGGTCTGGGCCCTGCGGGATGGGCGCGGGCGGCGATTGCGGCGATGGATGAGTTCGGGGCCGAGCGGCTGGTGGCCGAGGTCAATCAGGGCGGCGCGCTGGTTGAGCAGGTGGTGCGGCAAGTTGATCCGTTGGTTCCGTATCGCGCTGTGCGGGCGGCACGGGGCAAGGTGGCGCGGGCCGAGCCGGTGGCGGCTTTGTACGAGCAGGGGCGCGTGAAACACCTGCCGGGGCTGACGGAGCTGGAAGAACAGATGTGCCAGATGACGGCGCAGGGATTTGACGGCTCGGGATCTCCGGATCGGGTCGATGCGTTGGTCTGGGCGTTGCATGAGCTGATCGTTGGGCCCGCGTTGACCTATCGCCGCCCCCGGGTGCGGGTTCTTTAGTGGTGCTCCAGGAGGCGCCGTTGGGATTTGGGTATTTGGAACAAGAAAGAAGCAGGGCGCGGCGCCGTGTTGCACCGGCACCGCGCGGTGGGTTTGCGAGTTCTTTCAGGTTTTAGCGGACATTGCATTTCAACGAGGCCGATGAGCGCGGCGGATCAGGCAAATAGGAGCATGGAGCATGGTTTTGGATTTCTTGCGTCGCGGGGCCAAGGCGGACGCACCAGAGAGCAAGGCGAGCGCGGCGGGGCCTGTGGTGGCGTGGCACAGCTCGGGTCGGGTGGCGTGGAGCCCACGCGATACGGTGTCTCTGACGCGGACGGGTTTTTCTGGCAACCCGGTTGGGTTTCGGTCGGTCAAGCTGATCGCAGAGGCGGCGGCGGCGCTGCCGTTGGTGTTGCAGAACCGGGTTGAGCGGTTTGACGTGCATCCGTTGATGCGCCTGGTCCAGCGCCCGAATGCGGCGCAGGGCCGGGCCGAATTGTTCGAGGCGGTGTTTGCGCAGCTGTTACTGTCGGGCAATGCTTATGTCGAGGCTGTGGCAGGGGACAGTGGCCTGCCGTTGGAACTGCACATGTTGCGGTCAGACCGGATGCGGGTGGTGCCCGGCGCGGATGGCTGGCCGGTGGCTTATGAATACAGCGTCGGGGCCAAGACGCATCGGTTTGCGGCTTCGGCGATCTGCCACATCAAGAGCTTTCATCCGCAGGATGATCATTACGGGTTTTCGCCCATGCAGGCGGCAGCCATGGCGGTGGATGTGCACAACAGTGCGTCACGCTGGTCAAAGGCGCTGCTGGATAATGCGGCGCGCCCCTCGGGTGCGTTGATCTGGAAAGGATCGGACGGGCAGGGCGTGATGGCCGATGATCAGTTCAAACGGTTGTCCGAAGAGATCGAGGCGAATTATCAGGGCGCGCGCAATGCCGGGCGGCCGATGGTGTTGGAAGGCGGGCTGGATTGGAAGCCGATGGGGTTTTCGCCCAGCGACATGGAGTTTCACAAGACCAAGGAAGCCGCCGCGCGCGAGATCGCGCTGGCCTTTGGGGTGCCGCCGATGCTGCTGGGGATTCAGGGCGACGCGACCTATTCCAATTACCAGGAGGCAAACCGGGCGTTTTATCGGTTGACGGTGCTGCCGTTGGCGACGCGGGTGGCTGCCGTGCTGGCGGATTGGCTTTCAGGGTTTTCGGGCGAGGATTTACAGCTGAAACCGGATCTGGATCAGGTGCCCGCGCTGGCTGCGGAACGGGATGCGCAATGGGCGCGGGTGTCGCAGGCGGATTTTCTGACACCGGCCGAAAAGCGTGTGCAGCTGGGTCTGCCCCCGCTGGCCGAGGCGGCTGCAGATGGCTGAGTATGATCCGTTTGACTGCGCGCCGGGGCTGCGGCTGGCGGCGCATGAGCGGGTCAGCGAGATCCATCACGCGCATCTGTGCAGCCGGCTGGATCGGCTGGACGAGATGATGGAGCGGCTGGAAAAACGGCTGTGGCTGACTGTCTACGGCGTGGTCGCGGTGATCCTGGCGCAGGCGGCGCAATCCTTTCTGGGGGTGAGTTGAAATGACACGAGAGGTGGGACCGATGGGTTGGGACACGTTGGAGACAAAATTCGCGCGGTTCGGAGACGGGCTGAGTGTCAGTGAGGATGCTGTGATCGAAGGCTATGCCAGTCTGTTCGGCGAGACCGATCAGGGCGGCGATGTGGTCGGCAAGGGGGCCTATGCGCGGTCATTGGCGGTTGAGGGCAAGCGGATCAAGATGCTGTGGCAGCATGATCCGGCCCAGCCCATCGGCGTTTGGGACGAGGTGCGCGAAGACGACCGGGGCCTGTGGGTCAAGGGGCGTCTGTTGGACAGCACGCAAAAAGGGCGCGAAGCGGCGGCGCTGATTGCGGCGGGGGCGCTGGACGGGCTGTCGATTGGGTATCGCACCAAGCGGGCCGTGAAGAATGACAAGGGCCAGAGGCTTTTGACGGAACTGGAGCTTTGGGAGGTGTCGGTGGTGACCTTTCCGATGCTGCCCAGTGCGCGGGTGGCGGCCAAGGGGCATTCCCTTGAGGCCGAGGACTCCTTGCGCGAATTGGCGGCGGTGCTTTCAGGCGCGCGGCTGGAGCTGGCGCGACGCTGAGCTAAGCGCCGAAACCTTACCCATAAGGATGTTCTGATGAGCAAGACCGAGTTTCCGGCCTTGGCCGGAGAAGGTGTGCCCCTGGTTCAGGAGGTGAAGCAGGCGATGACCGGCTTTGTCTCGGAGATCAAGGGCTTCCAAGACGAGATTCACACCAAACTGCAACAGACGGAAGAGCGACTGACCATGCTGGATCGTAAAACTCAAATCGCGGCACGCCCGCAGCTTTCGGCGGCCAATGACACAGGCGCCCCCCATCAAAAAGCGTTCGACGCTTATCTGCGGTCGGGCGATGACGACGGCTTGCGCGGGCTGGAGTTGGAAGGCAAAGCACTGTCGACGGCGGTGAATGTGGATGGCGGATACCTGGTGGATCCGCAGACCGCAGACATGGTGCAGTCGGTGCTGAATTCGACAGCGTCGATCCGGGCGATTGCGTCGGTGGTCAATGTCGAAGCGACGTCGTTTGACGTGCTGATTGATCATACCGAACTGGGCGCGGGCTGGGCCTCGGAAACCGGGTCGGTCACGGAAACGGCGACTCCGCAGATTGACCGGATCACCATTCCGCTGCACGAGCTGTCGGCATTGCCGAAAGCATCGCAGCGGCTGCTGGATGACAGCGCGTTTGACATCGAAAGCTGGTTGTCAGGCCGTATCGCCGACAAGTTCGCCCGCGCCGAGGCGGATGCGTTCATCAATGGGGATGGGTCGGACAAGCCGACCGGCATTCTGAACTATCCTGCCGTTGACAATGACGTCTGGGCCTGGGGCAGTCTGGGCTATGTGCCGACAGGGGTTGCCGGGGGCATCGATGATGGCGATGCGATTGTCGATCTGGTCTATGCGCTTGGGGCGCAGTATCGCGCAAATGGCACCTTCGTGATGAATTCGAAAACCGCCGGGGTGATCCGCAAGCTGAAGGATGCCGATGGCCGCTTCCTGTGGTCGGATGGTCTGGCCGCGGGTGAGCCTGCGCGTCTGATGGGGTATCCGGTGCTGATTGCCGAGGATATGCCGGATGTGGCGACCGATAGCCATGCGATTGCGTTTGGTGATTTCTCGGCCGGGTACACCATTGCCGAGCGCCCGGATTTGCGCGTGCTGCGCGATCCGTTCAGCGCCAAGCCGCATGTCCTGTTCTATGCGACCAAGCGTGTCGGCGGGGATGTCAGCGACTTTGCGGCGATCAAACTGCTGAAATTCGGCACTGCGTAAGCGGTGACGGATCGCGGGGGGCCAGTGCGGCCCTTCGTGCGCGGGCGCGTGTCAGTTGAGACCCTCCATGTTGTCTAGCTGCTCCCCTCCGTCCGAGCGACATGGGGTGATGCGCGTCCGCATTTTGGCGACGATGAGGCCCGGAGGGGGTCGGATTTGCGGAGAGAATTCATGATGTTGACCGAAGTGACCACCGTTGCCGATGCGGCTTTGCCGGTGGATGAGTTCAAGGCGCATTTGCGGCTGGGAACCGGGTTTGGCGAAGAAACCCTGCAGGACGCGGTGCTGACAAGTTTCCTGCGTGCGGCGATTGCGGCCATCGAAGGGCGCACGGGCAAGGTGTTGCTGAGCCGTGATTTCACCTGGGAGATCGCGGATTGGTCGGATCGGTCTGGGCAAGGGCTGCCGGTGGCTCCGGTGAATGCGGTGTCTGCGGTGGTCTTGATCGGCGCGGATGAGAGCGAAACTGTCGTTGCGTATACGCTGTACCGGTTGCGCCGGGATGCGGTTGAACCGCGCCTGTTTCCAACCGGCACGCTGCTGCCTCGGGTCGAGACCAAGGGCAGTGTGCGGATCAATTTCAACGCCGGGATGTCATCGGACTGGGGCGGGTTGCCCGCTGATCTGGGGCAGGCGGTGCTGCTGCTGGCGGCGCATTATTACGAATACCGGGACGAGACCGCGTTGGGCGAAGGGTGCATGCCGTTTGGTGTGAGCAGCCTGTTGCAACGCTATCGCAAGCTGCGGGTCACGTTGGGAGGGGTGCAATGAAACAGCCCAACCTGAACCGAAAGCTGGTTTTGGAAGCCCCCGCGCGCGTCAGCGACGGCGCGGGCGGGTTTTCCGAAATCTGGACTGCCTTGGGTGAGCTTTGGGCCGAGATGCGGGCCCGCACCGGACGTGAGCGCGCCGAGGCCGGGATGCCGGTATCGGCGGTCGCTTACAGGATCGTGGTGCGGGCGGCGCCTGTGGGGTCGGCAATGCGGCCGACCCCGGAGCAGCGGTTACGGGACGGCGCGCGGGTGTTCGTGATCCGCGCGGTGGCCGATGTGGATGCGCAGGGGCGGTTTCTGACCTGTTTCGCAGATGAGGAGACAGCGGCATGAGCTATGGAATGGCGGGGCCGCTGCAGGCCGCGATTTATCAGCATTTGCTGTCTGATGCTGGCGTTTCGGCGCTGATCGGGGGGGCGGTCTATGACGCGCTGCCCGCCGGGGACGTACCGGCGACCTATGTCAGCATCGGCCTGGAGGATGTGCGCGACGCCTCGGACAAAAGCGGCGCCGGGGCGCAGCATCGGATTACCATTTCGGTGATCAGTGACGCGACAGGTTTTGCGACGGCCAAGGACGTGGCAGGCGCGGTCAGCGATGCGCTGGACGGTGCTCCGCTGAGCCTGAGCCGGGGCCGATTGGTGGGGCTGTGGTTCGAGCGGGCGCGGGCGCGTCGCGACGGGACAGCCCAGCAGTTGCGGCGCATTGATCTGAAGTTCCGCGCGCGTGTGGAAGACGATTAACCCTTCAACCATTGGAGAATAGGCATGGGTGCCCAGAACGGTAAGGACCTGCTGGTCAAAGTCGACATGACCGGCAGCGGTCAGTTTGAAACCATTGCGGGGCTGCGCGCCACGCGAGTCAGTTTTAACGCGGAAAGTGTGGATGTGACGAGCCTGGAAAGCCAGGGCGGCTGGCGCGAGCTGTTGTCGGGGGCCGGGGTGAAATCGGCGTCGATTTCAGGATCGGGCGTGTTCAAGGATGAAGGTACCGACGAGCGGGCGCGCCAGTTGTTCTTTGACGGCGAAACGCCTGCCTTTCAGGTGATCATCCCGGATTTCGGCATTGTAGAGGGTGCGTTTCAGGTGACCTCGCTTGAATATGCCGGATCGCACAATGGCGAGGCCACGTATGAAATGGCGATGGCAAGCGCCGGGGCGCTGACCTTTACGGGGCTCTGATCATGGCCAATCCGTGGACGGGGGAAGTGGCGTTGGTCATCGACGGGCAGCGGAGCGTTATGAAGCTGACGCTTGGGGCCTTGGCCGAACTTGAGGCGTCGCTGGACGCGGGGTCTCTGGTTGAGCTGGTGGAACGGTTCGAAGGCGGGCGGTTTTCCAGTCGCGAGGTTCTGGCGTTGGTGGTTGCGGGCTTGCGCGGGGGCGGGGCCGATATCGCGGCGGCGGACCTGATGCAGGCCGAGATTGACGGCGGGCCGATGGAAGCGGCCCGCGCGGCAGCCGAGTTGCTGGCGCGCGCCTTCATGGTGCCGGGGGTCACGTGAGCGGGATCGACTGGCCCGCGCTGATGCGGGCCGGGTTGGAGGGGCTGCGCCTGACACCGGATCAGTTCTGGCGGCTGACCCCGGCCGAGCTGCGGCTGATGCTGGGGCAAGGTGCGGGGCAGGCTCCGCTGAACCGGTCGGGACTGGACGCGCTGATGGCGGCCTGGCCGGACCGCAGAGAGGATGAGAGCGATGAGTGATCAGGACGGAGTGTCAGATCTGCGCGACGCGTCAGAGGGGCTGGAAGACAGCCTGTCGAGCGCGGCGAACATGGCGGCGGGGTTCGATGCCGAACTGCGCCGGGTGCGCGAGGCTTTGGCGGCGACAGGCAAGGATGCGCAATCGTTGGAACGCGGGTTGTCCAAGGGCCTGCGCCGGGCGTTTGACGGGGTGGTGTTTGATGGCATGAAGCTGTCGGATGCGTTGGAAACCGTGGCCCGGTCGATGATCCAGACCAGCTATGCGGCGGCGATCAAACCGGTGACCAATCAAATCGGCGGGCTGTTTGCGGATGGCGTCACCAGCCTTGTGAAAAGCATTCTGCCTTTTGCCGACGGTGCGAGTTTCAGTCAGGGCCGGGTGATGCCGTTTGCCAATGGCGGCGTTGTCAGCAGTCCGACCATGTTCCCGATGCGCGGTGGCACCGGGCTGATGGGCGAGGCTGGGCCCGAGGCGATCATGCCGCTGACCCGTGGCGCCGACGGCAAGCTGGGCGTGCGCAGCGCGGGCGGTGGATCGACGACTGTCGTGATGAACGTCACCACCCCGGATGTGCAGGGGTTTCAGCGCAGCAAGGGGCAGATCGCGGCGCAGATGAGCCGGGCCTTGGGGCGCGGCGCGCGCAATCGCTAATTCGGGGAGCAGGACATGAGTTTTCATGATGTGAGATTTCCGGCCTCGCTGAGCTTTGGCTCGGTCGGGGGGCCAGAGCGGCGGACCGATATCGTGACGCTGGCCAACGGGTTCGAGGAACGCAACACGCCCTGGGCGCATTCACGCAGGCGCTATGATGCGGGTCTGGGGATGCGGTCGCTGGACGACATCGAAACGCTGATCGCGTTTTTCGAGGCGCGGCGTGGGCAGATTTACGGGTTCCGCTGGAAGGACTGGTCGGATTTCAAGACCGCGAAAGCCTCGCAAGAGGTGCGGTTTGACGATCAGGTGATCGGGGACGGCGATGGCAGTTCCGTCCAGTTCCAGCTGAGTAAGACGTATCGGTCGGGCGCGTTCACTTATGCCCGTCCGATTTCGAAACCCGTGGTCGGGTCGGTGCGTGTGGGGATCGGGCAGGATGAACTGCGCGACGGCGTCGACTATGAGATCGATGCGGGCACGGGCCTGGTGACATTCGCGTTTGCGCCGGGCGAAGAGGCGAAAGTGGTGGCCGGGTTTGAATTTGACGTGCCGGTGCGGTTTGACACGGATCGGATTCAGACAAGCGTGGCCAGCTTTCAGGCCGGCGATGTGCCGAATGTTCCAGTGGTCGAGGTGCGGGTCTGATGGCTGGGCAGGACGCGGCGTTTCGCGCGCATGTTGAGAGCGGGCTGACGACCCTGTGCCGGTGCTGGGCAATCACGCGCAGCGATGGGGTGCAATACGGGTTTACGGATCACGATTGTGCTTTGGTGTTCGACGGTTTGACGTTCAAAGCCGACACGGGCTTGAGCGCGTTGGCGTTGCAGCAAAGTACGGGGCTGTCGGTCGATAACTCGGAAGCGGTGGGTGCGCTGAGCGATGCGGCTGTGCGCGAAGAGGATATCGAGGCCGGGCGCTTTGACGGGGCCGAGGTGCGGGCGTGGCTGGTGAATTGGGCCGATGTATCGGTGCGTTGGCTGCAGTTTCGCGGGGCTTTGGGTGAGATCCGGCGCAGCGGCGGGCAGTTCAACGCCGAGTTGCGCGGGCTGACCGACAAGCTGAACCGGCCCTTGGGGCGGGTGTATCAAAAGCCGTGCACGGCAGTGCTGGGTGACAGGAACTGCGGGTTTGATCTGTCAGAGCCGGGGTATTTCACGGAAAGGCCTGTTGAAGACCTTGGTGACGGGCGGGCCTATCGCTGGGCGGATCTGAACGAGTTTGAACCGGGGTGGTTTGCGCGTGGCAGGCTGTCGGTTCTGTCGGGGCAGGCCAGCGGGCTATGGGGCGCGATCAAGCGGGACTGGATCGATGATGGTGTCCGCGTGATCGAGCTGTGGGAGCCGATCCGGGGTGGCATCGGGACCGGCGATATGGTGCGGCTGGAAGCTGGTTGTGACAAACGGTTCGACACCTGTCGTCTCAAGTTCAACAACCTGCCGAACTATCAGGGGTTTCCGGACATCCCGTCCGACGACTGGATGATGGCGGTGCCCAAGCAAAGCGGCACCAATTCGGGCGGGAGCCTGAGGTGATGGGCGGGCGCGCAGAGGTTGTGGCGGCGGCAAGACGCTGGATCGGGACACCGTATCGGCATCAGGCGTCGGTGCGGGGCGCGGGCACCGATTGTCTGGGCCTTGTGCGCGGGGTGTGGCGCGACGTGCTGGGCGGTGAGCCTGAAACGGTGCCTGCCTATTCGATGGACTGGTCTGAACCGCAAGGTGAAGAACGCATGTGGGCGGCGGCCTGTCGTCACCTGCGCGAAAAGCCTTTGGGCGCGGTTGAGAGTGGCGACGTGATCCTGTTTCGGATGCGGGCGGGATCGGTCGCGAAACATGTGGGGATCGTGTCGGACACGGGCCCGGGTCAGGCGTTCATTCACGCGTATTCGGGTCATGGCGTGGTCGAAAGCCCGCTAAGCGCGCCCTGGGCGCGGCGGATCGTGGCGCGGTTCGAATACCCGATTGAAAATGCAACTGAAATTCCGGCGGAGGTGCTCTGATGGCGACGATTGTTCTTTCTGCGGTCGGGGCCGCTGTCGGCGGGTCGATTGGCGGTACGGTGGCCGGGCTGACGGCGGTTGCGCTTGGCCGGGCGGCGGGCGCCACTTTGGGCCGGATCATCGACCAGCGGTTGCTGGGCGTGGGATCGGACCCTGTCGAGACCGGCAAGGTTGACCGGTTTCGCCTGACCCAGACCGGGGACGGGGCGCCAGTTACCCAGATTTATGGCCGGATGCGATTAGGCGGGCAGGTCATCTGGGCCTCGGATTTTCAGGAATCCTCGACAACGACGGGGGGCGGCAAGGGGTCTGCCCCTAAACCCAAAACGACGACCTACAGCTATTCGGTGTCCATGGCGATTGCCCTTTGCGAGGGCGAGATTGCGACGGTTGGCCGGGTCTGGGCCGACGGCGAGGAAGTCGCGCCCGACGACCTGAACATGCGAGTCTATGTCGGCAGCCGGGATCAGGCACCCGATCCGTTGATGGAGGCGATTGAGGGCACAGGGCAGGTGCCAGCCTATCGCGGAACGGCCTATGTGGTGATGGAAAACCTGTCGTTGGAGCAATTCGGCAACCGGGTGCCGCAGTTTTCGTTCGAGGTTATCCGTCCGGTACAGCCCGAGGCCGAGGAATTTGCGCAGGATCTGGGGCAGATCGTGCGGGGCGTTGCGATGATGCCCGGAACCGGGGAATACGCGTTGGCGACCAGCAGCGTGTATTACTCGAACGGGCAGGGTGGTCAGTGGGCCGCCAACATCAACACGCCGTCGGGCAAAAGCGATTTTGCGACGTCTCTGGATGCGTTGTCGGAAGAATTGCCAACTTGCGATGCGGCGTCTTTGATCGTGTCCTGGTTCGGCGATGATCTGCGCTGTGGGACCTGTTCCATCGTGCCCAAGGTCGAGCAGCAAGAAGCTGACGGAGCGGGAATGCCGTGGTCTGTGTCTGGGCTGTCGCGGGCTGCGGCGACGCCGATTACACGGGTTGAGGACCGGCCGATCTATGGCGGCACGCCAGCGGACGGGGCGGTGATCGAAGCGATCCGGGATATGCGCGCAGCGGGGCGGCGGGTGATGTTTTATCCGTTCATCCTGATGGAGCAATTGGTGGGCAATGCGTTGCCGAACCCCTGGACCGGTGAAGACGGGCAACCGCACCTGCCGTGGCGCGGGCGGATCACCTTGTCGGTGGCACCCGGTCAAGAGGGCAGCCCGGATGGAACGGCGGCGGCGGATGCCGAAGTTGCTGCGTTTTTCGGAACGGCCTCGGCTGCTGATTTTGCGGTGAGTGATGGGGGGGTGACATATTCGGGGTCTGCGGATTGGGGGTTTCGCCGCTTCATCCTGCATTACGCGGCTTTGTGTGCGGCCGCGGGGGGCGTGGAGTCATTCTGTATCGGGTCCGAGATGCGTGGACTGACGCAGATCCGGGGGGCAGCTGGCTTTCCGGCGGTCCAGGCCTTGCGCGATTTAGCGTCTGAAGTCCGTGTGCTTTTGGGGCCGGACGTCAAGATCGGCTATGCAGCGGATTGGTCGGAGTACTTCGGGTATTCTCCGGACGACGGCAGCGGGGATCGGTTTTTCCACCTTGATCCGCTTTGGGCGGATGAGGTCATCGATTTCATCGGGATCGACAATTACATGCCGGTGTCGGACTGGCGGGATGGCGAGGATCATACGGACCTTAAGGCGGGCTGGCAGGACATCTATGATCCTGCTTATCTGGACAGCAATGTCGAAGGTGGCGAGGGGTATGACTGGTATTACCATTCCGACGCCGCGCGGGATGCGCAGGTCCGCACCCCGATCGAAGACCTGGCGCATGGCGAGCCTTGGATTTGGCGGTACAAGGATTTGCGCAGCTGGTGGTCTCAGCCGCATCGCGAGCGGATTGGCGGCGTGCGCCAAGAAGCGGCGACCGACTGGGTGCCGGAATCCAAGCCGATCTGGTTCACCGAACTGGGCTGCGCCGCCGTCGACAAAGGCACGAACGAGCCGAACAAGTTCCTTGATCCGAAATCATCCGAGTCCAGTTTGCCGAAGTATTCCAATGGGATGCGGGACGATCTGATCCAGATCAGTTATCTGAGGGCGGTTCTGGGCCATTGGGCACAAGGGGATGCCAACCCGGTTTCAGGGATTTACGGCGGTCCCATGATCGACCTGGACAATGCCTATGTCTGGGCCTGGGATGCACGTCCGTTTCCGGCGTTTCCCAACACCGCTGATCAGTGGAGCGATGGCGCGAACTATGCCACCGGTCACTGGTTGAACGGGCGCGCCGGAATACGCACGCTGGCTTCGGTCGTGGCCGAGATTTGCCAGCGGGCCGAGGTGACTGACATTGATACGTCGGCGTTGTTCGGGGTGGTGCGGGGATATGTGGTCGAGGATGTGTCGGATGCGCGGGCGGCGTTGCAGCCGCTGATGCTGCGCTATGGGTTTGACGCCATCGAACGCGATGGCGCGCTGGTGTTCGTGATGCGGCAAGGCGGTCGGGCGACAGATCTGGACCCGGAGCGGTTTGTCGAGACCAGCGAACTGGACGGCGGGCTGGAACAGACTCGGGACTCTGAGGTCGAAATGACCGGGCGCGTGCGGGTTCGGTTTATCGAAACCGGGGCCGATTATGAGGTGGCTGCCGAAGAGGCCGTATTGCCAACCGATGCGACCCATTCAGTCACGTCCAACGATCTGGCGTTGTCGATGACCCGGGGCGAGGGACGGCATGTGGCCGAACGCTGGTTGAGCGAGGCACGTATTTCCCGCGACTCCGTCCGGTTCGGATTGCCGCCGTCCGAGATGGCTTTGGGGGCCGGGGATGTGGTGCGCTTACCGGGAGACGGAGATGAGCGCGACGCGTTGTATCGGATCGACAGCGTCGAGCAATCCGGGTTCCAGTTGATTGACGCTGTGCGGATCGAACCGCAGGTCTATCTGCCCTCGGAAGGGGCCGAACAATTGCCCAGCCAGTCGGGCTTTGTCGCGCCGGTGCCTGTGCTGCCGCTGTTTCTGGACTTGCCGCTGATGACAGGGGATGAGGTTGAACATGCGCCCCATATCGCCTGTACGGCAACGCCGTGGCCGGGCACGGTTGCAGTCTATTCTTCAGGGTCTGACGAAAACTATGCATTGGGCGAAATCCTTGCCGCACGGTCTGTGATCGGGGTGACCGAAACGCCGATGAATGCTGCCGGTGCCGGGCGCTGGGATCATGGTGAACCGGTGCAGGTGCGGTTGCTGAACGGAGCACTGGAAGCCAAGGACGCTTTGGCGGTTTTGAATGGGGCCAATCTGGCTGCCATTGGCGACGGCAGCAGCGGAGCGTGGGAGTTGTTCCAGTTTACCGGGGCCGAGCTGATTGCGCCGGATACCTATAGGCTGTCGGGCCGGTTGCGCGGGCAGGTCGGAAGCGATGGCGCGATGCCGGGCATCTGGCCCGTCGGATCCTGGTTTGTGCTGATGAATGGGGTGCCTGAGCAGATTGATCTGACCAGTGCGCAACGGCGGTTAGAGCGGCATTACAGGATCGGCCCGGCGCAGCGAGGCTATGACGACCCGTCATATGTCCACAGGGTTGAGACATTTGATGGCAATGGGTTGCGGCCCTATGCGCCGTGCCATCTGCGGGTGACTGGACAGCCGGGTGATGATCGGGAAATCAGCTGGATCCGGCGCACGCGGATTGATGGCGACAGCTGGGACATGCCCGAAGTGCCGCTTGGCGAAGAAAGCGAAAGCTATCTGGTGCGGGTCTGGAACGGCGACTCACTGCTGCGCGAGGCCAGCGTCGGGCAACCGGCATGGACCTATTCAGCGTCGATGCAGGCGGCGGATGGAACGGCGACACCGCGGATCACGGTGGCGCAGGTGTCGGCGCGCTATGGGCCCGGATCATTTGCCAGTGTCGAGATTGGGGCCTGA